CACTATGGTGTTGGTACAAGTTGGACACAAGACGCTTACACAAGATTTATCATCCGCACAGGTTACACTGAAGCAAAAGGATCTATGAGATCCCCAATCTTCTATGATGTTAACGATACAAACTACTATGGTGACTTTGCATCCACATCTAGATTGAATGATAGTTGGCACAACCAACTTCGTATGCGCAATGGCGGACAGATGTTGTTCTACACCAATGAAGGTAATGGTGAACAAACAATTCGTGGTTATATTCGTGCAACCTCATCCAATGACGCCCACTTCCAATTTGCAACATCTGGTGGCGAAGATATTAGATTTATGGATGGTGGTCTGAGTGGTACGTGGAACATGATCATCCGTGGCGATGGTGATACTCTAATTAACCGCAACATCTATGCTCAAGTTTTCTACGATAGAAACAACAGCGGATACTACACAAATCCTGCTTCTACTTCTCGTATGAATGTTGTCACTGCCGATCAGTTTAACATGGCTGATCGTGGTGATTGGATCACATTCTATGGTGATGATTCAACATATCATGGGATTGCATCTCGTGATAGTGGTGGTAGTACTTCGGATGACATCCGTATCAACACATACGGTAGTTTGTTTATCAACCTAGACTCAAACAATAACAACAGTTCAAGTGCAGACTTCCGTATTGGTCGTCATGGTGCTGCAACTGGTACAATTTCTAACTTTGGATTGTTTGATGTTTATGGTGACGCATTGTATGTCTACACTGGATACAGCTTCCGTGCGCCAATCTTCTACGATTCGAACAACACTGCTTATTATGTAGATCCGGCAGGCACCTCACGTCTTGCAAACATCACTGCAAACTTCCTACAGTTCGACAATGGATTTGACATCTACGACGATGACGCTGATACACTGAGTATTCGTTCAAACAACTCTGATCATGGTGAAATCATTTTCCGTGACTCCAACTCCACTGCATGTGGACGTATCTATTGGGATGATGACGGACAACACTTCGGTCTAAAACACGCTAATGACGAGTGGGGTATATATCTATACGAAAATGCCCATACTTACATTTATTACAATGGTAGATGGGAAGCTCGTGCAGATAGCGGTTACTGGCGTTCTGAAAGATCATCTCGTGCACCTATTTTCTATGACTTGAATAACACGTTCTACTATACGAACCCTGCAAGTACTTCTAGATTGAATGCTGCAGAATTCTATGGTAAAGCGTACTTCTATGCACGTCAAAATGACTCTGCAGGATCTCACTCTTCATATGACGTTACAGGTACTGACTATCTAAACAACGTGGCAGCAGAATTCTGGTCAGGTAACGATGCGCCTGTAACGATTTACTTCCGTTCTGGTGTTAACGCACCATCAGACCACGCTTACATTACGTTTGATCCAGACTTCAACAACACTGGTGAAAACGCTGCACTTGTACTTGGTGTTGATAACGATGGTACAGGTTCTTCGGACTACATTCGTCTACAAGGTCGTGTAGAACTTCACTCAAACCTTTCTTCTTCTGACAACTCAGAGATGCAGGGTTGGTGGTATCAGACTACAAAGTATGCTCGTCTAAACACAGATTACTTTGATCATATTTCTGATATTCGTTCGCCTATCTTCTACGATAGAAACAATACTGGTTACTATGTAAACCCTGCAAGCACTTCGAACTTGAACACTGTTCTCATCAACAGACTTCGTCTTGATGACGGCGGTTCTTCTGGTCACCTTTACACTGATGATACCTATTTGGATCTACGTTATGGTGCAACAGGTGGCGGTGGTGTTCGCCTCTACGACAGTCAAGGTCAACTTCAGGGTTACTGGTATGGTTCTGGCGGTGGCGAACACGGTCTTTTGGATAATGATGGCGCATGGGCAGTTCGTGTTAGAACAAGTACCAACCCACTAGAACTTCGTTGTAACAACAACACGGAATTCTATGTGTATACTTCTTACACATATTCGCCTGGCTCATCTCGTGCCCCAATCTTCTATGATGCAAATAATACTGGTTACTACTTCGATGGTGCGTCGACTTCACGTTCGAACTACCATAGAATTAACAACCTGTATGACTCGCAAGAACGCAGATATACTTCACCAAATGGTGGTACATATACTACAACATCAAGTTCTGTAACTGGTGCAATTCGTATTGGTCTACCAAGAAGTAGATATCGTTCTGCAACCATGATGAAGTTCAAGGTCACGGTTTACGAATACTCAACAGGTAGAATGCATGAGTTCATAATCGGTGGTTACAACTACTCAGGAGACAACAACTGGTATAACGAATCTGCAACCCAGTTGACAGATGATAACCGTGGAGCCTATACAGTTCGTTGGGGTAGAGAAAACTTCTCTGGTGGTAACAGAGATGTTGTTTGGATTGGTGAATCTAATTCTAGTTGGTCTTATCCACAAGTTCATGTTCAGTGGATTGATGTTGGTTATTCTGGTTATTCAACTGCATGGGGTCAAGACTGGGTTATTGGATTTGACTCAAATGGTTTCTCAAATGTTTCTCGCACAAGAACTGCATCCCTAGTTTATACTCTGAACAATAGAGATAACTGGGCATATGATATGCGTGCTCGTATCTTCTACGACAATAACAACACTAGTTATTATGTAGATCCTAACGGTACGTCACGTCTTGCAAACGTTACTATGAACTTCCTTCAGTTCGACAATGGTTTCGACATCTATGATGACGATTCCGATACAATGTCGATCCGTTCAAACAACAGTGACCATGGTGAAATTATCTTAAGAGATAGTAACTCTACTGCATGTGGTAGAATTTACTGGGATGATGATGGACAACACTTTGGTTTACAACATGCGAATGGTGAATGGGCAGTTTACATGTATGAGAACTCTCATACCTATATCTACTATAATGGTAGATGGGAGGCTCGTGCAGACTCAGGTTATTGGAGATCAGAACGTTCGTCACGTGCGCCTATCTTCTATGACTTGAATAACACTGGTTACTACTTTAACGGTGCATCTGATACTTCTGCAGTAGTTAATGGTGGTATTAAGTGGGGTGCAACCAACGCAGAATCTCGTGGCGGTTTCATTGGTCGTCATGGTTCTAACTCAGGTGGATTGAACACAGATGCGTATCCATCGCCTGGTTACTCTATTGGTTACAGTTACCGTCCATCTGGTACTGGTCTGTCAAACCACTATGGTTATGGTTATGCGCACACCAACGCATCCTTCTTTAGTCTGTCTGGTCAGTCTGGTTGGGGTTTCTATGTCTCTGCAGACGGTGACGCTCGTGTTCAGTTGTCTGGTTCAAATGGTACAGTTTCTTGTACAGGTAACGTGGTTGCATATGCTTCAGACGGACGTTTGAAAGAAAATGTAACACCAATCACTGAAGCGCTTGATAAACTACATAAGATCCGTGGTGTTGAGTACGACTGGGTAGAAAACATTGAATCAGAATATGATTTCCACCCAACTAAGATGCATGAAGTTGGTGTGATTGCACAAGAAGTAGAAGCAGTACTTCCAGAAGTAGTTGTTGAAGCACCATTTAATGCTAACTACACAATGCAACTGGGTCGTAAAGCGTATAAGAAATACCTAGAAGAACGTGATGGTGAAGAGTGGGATACACTAAAAGCCAAAGAAGAGTTTGAAAAACTCACTAAAGATGAGATGTTAGAGTGGGGTACAGATCACAAGTACCTAACAGTAAACTATGAAAGAATAACTGCACTTCTAATTGAAGCTGTGAAGGATGTTGATAATAAATATAAGGAAGAAGTGTCATCACTTCGTGAGGAAATCGCAGAATTGAAAAAGATGATTTTGAATAAATAAACAGCAAAGTTTAAATTAAATTGGAGAAAAACTTATGTCATATACATATTCGTATAAAATTAATAGTGTGAAACTCAAGGATGAAACAAATCACGAAGGCGTAACACTAAACCGTGCAGTATATCAAACATACTGGACTATTACAGGAACAAACTCTGCAGGTCAGTCTGCAACTTGGTCAGGTGCAACACCTTTGTCTGCAGCTAATGTGCCTGCAGGATCGTTTGTTGCATTCGAAGACTTAACAAACGATATCGTTTCTGGTTGGATTCGTAACATTGTTGAAGCAGATCAAGGATATCTTGATCACATCAACGAACGTCTAGATGATGAAATCGAACGTGAACATGGTGGTATTGAAGAAGTAGAAGGTAGTGCGCTGCCATGGGAAACTGCAGATGATCCTGAAGCACCAGAAGGAGGTGCGGAAGATCCCGATCCTGCTCCAGATGCAGAAGAAACACCAGAGTAAGGTGATCTAGAATGGCCATTACATATGTTTGGGAAATTGTGAACATGGAGACGAAGGATGAAACCAATTCCAATGGTGACGTTCTTCAAAACTCTGTTGTTCGTGTTACTTGGAAAAGAACAGGAACAGATGAGACAGGATCCAGTCACAGTTTCCTAAGCAATTCTTGGTTTACATCTGCAGATACTTCAGTAGACGATTTTATCAACTTCTTTAGTCTTACAGAAGAAACAGTTGTTGGATGGATTGAAAACAAACTGACTGCAGGCGAAATCTTAAAAATCGACAATATCATCGAAAGAAGAATCGACAAGAAAAATACTATTGTCAGACAAGTACCTTGGTCTTGACAAGACACTATTGACGTGATATAATATTAGCATTTGAAACATTAATTATGGAGGTGTCATGCACGACATGCATCTTTATGGGCTTGCAACCTTTGCATTAAAGCGAGGCGGTAAGATACATCCCATAACTCTCCCCAAAGAACTTACTGGCGAAACAGGGATAATGAACCCTTCCATTTTCATGCATAATGGAAAAATTCTTATGAATGTTCGTCATGTAAATTATACCCTTTACCACAGTGAAGGGAAAAAGTGGCCTCACCAGTTTGGTCCACTTGCATACATCCACCCAGAAAACGATGTGACACTCACAACATATAACATCATGTGTGAACTTGATGAGAATATGAATGTTGTACATGCAGGGCGTATTAATACTTCTGAACTAGATACAGAACCCACTTGGAACTTCATTGGTCTTGAAGATGGGCGACTTTTCTCTTGGGATAATAGACTTTTCCTTTGTGGTGTTCGTCGTGATTGTTATGATGACAAAGGCACTGGTCGTATGGAAATGCAAGAGATTGAATGGATTGATAATGAGTGGAAAGAAGTTGCACGTCACCCAATTCCTGCACCACCACCAAACGAAACGTATTGCGAAAAGAACTGGGTTCCAGTACTTGACATGCCATACCATTTTGTCAAATGGACAAATCCTACAGAAGTAATTAAGTTCAATATAGAAGAGGGCACTACAGAAACGGTGGTACTTGATGAGAGTAAGAAGATCCCTCTGCCTAGGGATATTCGTGGTGGTACACAAGTTCTTAAGTTAAATGAAAATCAAAGGATTGCAATTACTCACGAGGTTGATTTAGGAAGAGACTTCTTTGGGAGAAAAGATGGACACTATGTTCATCGTGCAATTATTTGGGATCATGATTGGAACATCCAACATCACACACAAGAGTTTCACTTTATGGGAACTCAAACTGATGTGGTAACAGGAAATCAATTTCATATTGAGTTCGCAACTGGTATGATGTTCCACAATAATAAAGTGTATATTTCTTATGGTCTGCAAGACAACGCAACATTCATTCTTGAATTGCCTATCGATGTCTTCACAGAATTTTTGAGTAGAGGTTAATATGAGTCTGCAAGAACTATTAAATGAACACGTACTTGATCCAAAAAACACATATAAAATGTTTGATCTTGCACGTGAGTATGATAAATTAGAACAAGGTGCTGCAGCAGTATCTTTCTACATTAGATGTGCAGATCTCGAAGAAGAAGATAAAGAACTCCAATATAAGTGTATGATTTATTGTGCGCTTGCATATGATAGACAGGGTGGACGTAATTATACAGTGACAGGTTTGTTGCAACATGCGATTAGTATTCTTCCAACTCGTCCAGAAGCTCATTACTTTCTTGCGAAACATGGAGAAAAGATTACTGACTGGCGTATTTGTTTAAATCACGCACTACTTGGTTTGGAGTTTAGAGACAAAAACGATATTGGTATTGATTGGCCTGGCGAAAAAGAACTCTGGTATATGAGAGCGCTTGGAACATGGCAGATCTCTGGTGTTGAACATGGTCGTCAAATGTTGTTTGATTTGATATATAGAAGAGAATTCAAAGCAGAACAAAGTTTTACAAACTGGGTGACAACCCTTCTAAACGAAAAGATTGGATGGCCTGATGCGGTTCCTTACAGGGGCGAAGACAGGAGTATGTTTGCTGTTCAATTTGATGGTATAGAAAACATTAAGAAAAACTATTCAAAACATTTACAAGACATGTGGGTACTTGCATGTTTGAATGGTAAACGCAATGGTACTTACTTAGAGATTGGCGCAGGTAATCCATATACTCACAATAACACTGCACTATTGGAAACGGAATTCGATTGGAAAGGTATTTCTATTGAATGGTCTGCACATCTAGCTTATGACTTTGCGCAAAGAAGATCTAATACTATCATTAATGCAAATGCGTTAGAAATAGACTTCGAAGATCTTTTGGTAAAACACTGTATGGAAAACACAATTGACTTCTTGCAAATTGATACAGATGAAACATCCATTCAAGTCTTAAGAAATATGCCTTTCCATAGATACAAATTTAATGTCGTCCAGTTCGAACATGATGCGTATAGACTTGGTAATGAAATTCGTGCAGAAGCAAGACAGATAATGAAAGACAATGGATATGAGATTGTTTGTCAGAATCTTTGTTTTAGACCAGACATGGAATATGAAGATTGGTTTGTTCATCGATCAATTATAGACAAAATTCCAAATGAACTGCATAGAGGTTCTGAAAAGAATTTCTTCTGGGATTATTTAATGTGGAGAAAAGGAGACTAAGTTTGAAAATTGTTGTGGTTACTGGGGGATTTGATCCACTTCATAGTGGACATATCGCATACTTTGAATCTGCAAAGTTTTTAGGTGATCGATTAGTTGTTGGTGTAAATAGTGATGATTGGTTGCAACGTAAGAAGGGCAGATATTTCATGCCTCAAAAAGAAAGAGCGTCAATCATTCGTGCATTAGAAGTAGTTAATTCAGTAGTGCCTCTTAGTAGTGAGATGGATGGTGATGATAGTTGTAAGAAATTTTTGGAATACATGTGTGCGCACAATCAAGAAGATGAGATTATCTTTGCTAATGGTGGAGATAGAAATTCTGGCAACATACCTGAAATGGAAGTTGCGGCTTCGAATTTATCTTTCAAATTCGGAGTGGGTGGCGAAGATAAAAAGAATTCTTCGTCGTGGATACTAAGTAACTGGGAGAAACCCACAACCCAAAGAAATTGGGGTAAATATCGAGACTTAGATCAAAACGGTCATTGGAAGGTAAAAGAACTTTCAATTGAAACATCACTAAGTGACCAAAGACATTTTCACAGGTCCGAACACTGGCACATTGTTGACGGCGAATTGCAAATGGATCTAGAATATTTAAATGGATATAAAACAACAAAAATTTATACTTCAGGAGAAAGTATTGACATTCCAAAAAAAACTTGGCACAAAGCGTCAAACGTTGGGCACTATCCGTGCAAAGTAATTGAGGTTTGGATGGGAGATCAATTATCTGAAGAAGACATAGAGCGGCGTTGATATAAATATCTATAAATCTAATTAGAAGTTCACAGGGAACACGTCATGGCACAGCCAGTTAATAGACAAGAATTTATAGAGTACATCCTAAGAAAAATTGGTGCACCAGTTATAGAGGTGAACGTTTCGGACGATCAGGTAGAAGACCGTGTAGACGAAGCGGTTTCCTTTTGGCGTGACTATCACTACAATGGTAGTCAACTTGTATATCTAAAACATCAAATCACTCAAACCGACATCAATAACGGATACTTCCCCCTTCCTGCAAATATACTTGGTATCTCAAAAGTATTTGATTTGAAATCATCTATTTCTGCAGGATCAGGCGCATTCAATGTAACCTATCAATACGTTTTGAATAACGTTGCAGATATCACAGGGTATGACGTTGCAAACTATTACATGACAATGTCTCATCTAGAACTTCTTCAAGATATGCTTGTTGGTCAACCAATGGTCAGATATAACAAGCACGTCAACAGACTTCACATTGACATCACTAAAGATTTGTTTGTTGTTGGTGATTATATTGTCATCGAAGCATACGATGTAATCGATGCTGGCACTTATCCAGATGTGTGGGGTGACCGTTGGTTACAGAACTATGCATCTGTTTTGGTACGTGAACAGTGGGGACTGAACTTGACTAAGTTCGTAAACATGCAACTTGTTGGTGGTGTCCAATTTAACGGAGAACAAATTTTACAAGAGGCTCGTGCAGAAAGAGAAAAGATGGAAGAAGATGCAATTCAAAGTCTTCAACCACTCACATATAACTTTATTGGTTAAAACATGGCAACTTCAACCTTCTTCCGCAACACCACACATTTCAATGAACAACAACTCATTGACGACTTAGTTATTGAGTCGATTAAAATCTATGGCGTTGACATTGAATACTTGCCTCGTTTCGCAGGGTCCGTAGACAACATCCTTAACGAAGACGACACACCTCTATATAATACTGTATATAAGATGGAGATGTATGTCAAGAGTGTCGATGGATTTGAGGGAGAGGGTGACTTCCTGTCTAAGTTTGGACTACAGATCAGAGATCAAGTTACTTTCTCTGTGGCTATTAGAACATTTGAAAGATATGTCACTAAAGAAGATTCGACAAGACAACGTCCATTAGAAGGAGATATTATTTACTTCCCAATCAATGGTAAACTATTTAAAGTCATGTACGTTGAACATGAGAGTGTGTTCTATCAAAGTGGCGCACTACAAGTATATGACTTACGTTGTGAATTGTTAGAGTACAGTAACGAAAGAATTGAAACTGGTTACAACCATATTGACAAAATTCTTAAAGATTACACAACAAGAGTTGGTGGTACTTCAAATACAAATACATTGGAGGCACTTGCAAACGCAGATCCAATTGCTGACAACTTCTTCTTCGAAAAAACTGCAGACGACATCATTGACTTCACAGAAATGGATCCGTTTAGTGAGACGATCAATTTCGCAGATGATGAACCACCTAAGGCGAATACCTAATGGCAATAGCAAATTATTTTTACAACGAAACAACAAGAAAGTATGTCGCAATTTTTGGGACATATTTCAATCAACTTAAAATCAAAAGAACTATCGATGCTAACACAGAGCAGGAAATGATAGTTCCTATTTCTTATGCGCCCTTCCAAAAAATTCTTGCACGGATAACACAGGATGCAAATCTTGATCGTCCAACTGCAATCACTTTGCCTCGCATGTCATTCGAATTGAACAGCATGACATATGATGGCGAACGAAAAATTAATCCCACAACCAAGATCCGAAAACAAACCATTGAAGATGGTTCAAATGGTCGTGGGTATGTTTACGCAGGTGTTCCATATAATTTGGAATTCTCTTTGTACATCATGACTAAGTACTCAGAAGATGCTGCAAAAATTATGGAACAGATTGTTCCTTTCTTTAACCCCGATTTCACATCAACGGTAAAGTTGATGGATAATCTCGAACCGATTGATGTTCCTCTTGTTTTAAACAGTGTAAGCACAGAGGAAGTGTATGAAGGAGACTTCACCGAAAGGCAGAGTGTTCTTTATACTTTAAGTTTTACTATGAAAGCGTGGTACTTTGGACCAAATAGAACAAAACCAGTCATCAAATTTGTAGATGTAAAGTTAACACAAAATACAAGTCCAACCGCCGATATTGACGAGGTCTGGGAAACCAGATTCACAACACAGCCTGGTTTGACCGCTAACGGCGAACCAACAACTGATATTGATGATACTATACCATACACACAGATTGAATTTGACGACGATTGGGGAGTCATCAATCTTATAGAGGTGAATACAGAATGATAGATGATAAAATTTCACAATCAATGGGGGTACGTTCACTTGCAGAAACTCAAGCAGAAGACACTACAGAACCACATGAGAATGTTGGATCTCTACGAGGACTCGGATCTAGTGGAGAACAAAGTCAAACTGACGAGGATAGACAACCGAACGCACAGGTACTGGCGGAACCTGAATTGGAGAAAAATTCGCAAACAGAAGGATCGCAGACGGAGGCGAACGATCTGCAAATTGTTGAAGGAGAGGTACGATCACTTTCAACGACAAACGATGAAAATTTAAATGACATCGAACTCGCCAGATCTAACGTCCAAAGTATCATAGAACTAGGCGATGATGCTGTAAAAGAAATGGTCGAGATCGCCAAACAATCGGAATCACCTCGTGCATTCGAGGTGGTTTCGACACTTATGAAAACATTACTTGATGCAAACAAAGAGTTTGTAAATATTTCTTCCCAAAAGAAATTAGTTAAAGACGAAGAACAGTATGGCCGTCCTGAAACCAATGTAACGAATAATAACTTGATCGTCTCTACTGCAGACCTACTAAGTATGATTAAAGGTGAGGGTAATGCCAATAATTGATGCCTTAACGAGAGGGTATCTTGGTAACAACAACCTTAAAAGGGTTGGAGAACAAATAGAATACACACAAGAGATGCTCAAAGAGTATATGAAGTGTGCCCAAGATCCCATCTACTTCGCAAAGAATTATATCAAAATCGTACACGTTGACAAAGGTCTCGTGCCTTTTGACATGTATGATTACCAAGAAGATATCGCAAATAAAATTGCTAACCATAGACGTGTCGCAGTTCTAACTGCACGACAGTCTGGTAAGACAACAACTGCAACTGCAGTCATTCTTCACTACATTCTATTCAACGAATTCAAGACGGTTGCAATCCTTGCAAACAAAGGTGACGCTGCACGAGAAGTTATGGCGAGAGTCAAACTTGCATACGAAGCGTTACCTAAGTGGATGCAACAGGGCGTCGAAGAATGGAACAAAGGTAATATCGCATTAGAGAATGGGTGTCAAATTCTCGCAGGTACAACATCCTCTAGTGCAATCCGTGGTAAATCTGTTAACTTCCTGTATTTGGATGAGGTTGCATTTATTGAAGGATATGATGAGTTCTTCGCATCTGTGTATCCTACAATCTCATCTGGTGAGTCGACAAAACTGTTGATGACATCCACACCAAACGGTTTGAACCACTTCTGGAAAACCTGCAAGGGTGCAGAAGAAGGAACCAACGGATACGAATTTGTCAAGGTCATGTGGAATGACGTGCCTGGCAGAGATGAAAAGTGGCACCAAGAAACCTTGGAAGCTCTTGATTATGACGAACAGAAGTTCAGACAGGAATACTGTTGTGAGTTTCTGGGAAGTTCTGGTACATTGGTCAATGGTGCAAAGTTGAAAGAA